CCGTTGATCTTGCACCACTTGACCTTCTTGCGGTCCGAGGGGCGCTGGCGCAGGGGCTTGCCGAACATCATGCGAAGTTGCTTGTCCTCGGCGGTGCCGTCAAAAGCGGTCACGTTGCCGGGGTACAGGTTCAGCGTGGCCTTCTCGTACTCGATGTAGAAGTACTCGGCGATGCGGACCGTGTTTTCGCTGATCCACTGGCTGATGGACTGGTCGCCCACGCCCAGCGACATCAAGGTGTTGATGGGTGCGGCGTTGGGGTACAGACGCTCGTACTCGGCTTTGGTCAGGTCTTCCGTGATGAAGCACCAACGGGCGTCAGAGCCGGTCGGGTCTTGGATCAGGGGGTCCATGTAGACCGAGAAGCTGTTGCGGATACGAGCGATCTTGATGTCTTGATCGAAAGTGTCTTCGTCGCAGTATTCGGTCAGGATGCGGATGTAGCCTTCGCCGTAGGAAACCTGGTTCTCGCAGGCGGTGTCGTAGGCCACGTCAGCATCAGAGATGTACTCGATGTGCCGGATCACGCCGTTGTAGACCTCGGCCACCTCGACATCACCCTTGTCGTCGGCCGGGATCACCTTGATGCCTGGGCGGTTCATCCGCTGCTCGTTGGTGATCTGCTTGACGTGCTGGGGCAGCTTGTTGATGGTCAGGCAGGGGCGGGCGTTGATGGTCTGACCTTGCACGGCCCCACGGGTCTGAAGCACATCAGCGGGCCACTGCCACTGGTTGTCCGGGGAGCCTGCGTAGAACCGCAGGTCGTCGAGTTCACTCTCGCGTGTCTCGGAGAAGGCCGAGATCGCCATCGTCATGCGTGAACGGGCAACGGTCAGGATGTCCTCGGAACCGCCTTTTGACGGGTACGGGCCGTTTTTTGCCACATTCGCTGCGGCCACGATTCCGGTTGTGTCTTTCATGCGTCGAATACTCCGAGGGTGTGGGCCTCACGCATCACCAAAAGGCCCTCGCCCTCATATTGTAGGTCCTGGCCGATGGAATCGCCAAATAGCACCCGATCGCCCGCTTTCACGTCTTTTGCGTCCGGGCCAGCGGAGATAACCACGCCAGTGCCCGTTTGTTTCTGTCGCAGGAGGACGAAAAGCTCGTGTTTTTCGAGGTCAGGACGGACGATTAAACAGTCTTGCAGGGCTTGAATTGTCATTTTTTCGACTTCATCGGGGCTTTTTTGGCTGCTTCGCGCTTGACGCTGTACGCGATGGCAACGGCCTGTTTTTGGGGTTTTCCGGCCTTGATTTCGGCCTTGACGTTCTTGCGAAACGCCTCTTTGGAGGTGGATTTCACGAGTGGCATCACTTGCTCCTTGCAGGCTTCTTGGCCGTCTTGGCCGATTCCTTGAACGCCTTGGCGGTCGGAGCGCCAGGTGTGCCAGGTTTGCGCATCTTCTCGCCGGAACCGGCCTTGATTCGCTCACGTTTGGCGTGGATGTTCGCGTAGAGTCCGGGTTTGGTAGCCATGATCAGCACTTCCAGCGTTTGAGGGATGCCTTGGCCCGCTCGGCCGGTCCCTTGGCGTTTTTGACGACCCCTTCCATGCGGGCGCAGAAGCTGGCTTTGCGGCCTGCATCAGCTTTCGTCTTCGGGTTGGGGGCAGGAGCCTTGAGGTTGGAGCCGGTTTCCCGGTTGTACTTGGNNATCACGCCCCCATCCAAGATGTAAAAACAGCCCCGTTTTGCGCGTTCACCCGGCGGGTGGCTGTGCGTTCATTGTACTCACGATGGGCGACTGGGAAAGCAAACGTCAAAGCAATAGCGTCGGCGGCGTCTGGCGATGCTACGCCCCGCGCTTTCATGTCTTTTTTGCTTTCCAGACCAATAGCGCCCTTGGAGTCTGGCTTCATCATAGGCGAGATCAGGTCGGTTTTCAAGAACCTGTCGCGTGGGATAGCCGCCGACTTGAGCCACTCCCGCATCTCACCCCACATTTCCGAGCGTTTGTTCTGGTACATCGCCGGGTTTTTGGACTTCCAGCCGAAGTTCACGCCTTTGACCTTGTAGCGCTGCTCCTTGAGCCGGTCCACGATCCCGGCGCCCAGGCCGCCCTCGTCGATGAACACGCCCGCTGGCTTGTACTCCTCGATCGCGTCGATGACGTGCCCGACCACCGTCATGGTGTCGTCGCCCCGGTGGCGGATGATCTTAACGATGTCCCGCCCCTGCCGCACCGCCAGCACCGTCGCGTCCGAACCAAACCGCGCCGGGTCCACTCCGATGATGATCGGCGCTGACTTGTCCTTGTACAGGTCGCGCTCCATCGCCTCTTCGACGATGTAGTTGGAGATGAACTGATCGTCGCCCGCGCCCGGGAACTCACCGTACACCTCGACGTGCGCCTGCGTGGAGTCCGGCCCATATTCAGCGATGATCGCTTCATACGTCTGCTTGTCAGTACCTTCGACCGTGCGCGCATCGACTATCTTTGTGCGCCAGAAGTCGCGCTTGGAGTGGAACGTCTCGTAGAAGTAGCCCGAGTTGCGCCGTGGGTTGGAGAACGCAAACCAGAACCGGTGCGGCGTGTTCTCAGTAAAGAAGCCCGACGTCACCGACCAGATGCCATCAGCAATACCCGAGGCTTCGTCAAATATGACGCACACCCCGTCGAAGTTGTGCACACCCGCGTAGGCGTCCGGGTTCTCTTCCGACCACAGTCGCCCCTCGACGCCCCAGTAGCGCGTGCCCTTCTTCAAGTCACGCTCGACCAGTTCCGTGATCCACTTGGCTGGCATCAGCCGGGTGGCCGACACCTCAAACCAATGGCTGTTGATGGCCATCGCCAGCCACTTGGTGATCTCGGCCCAGGTGACCGAGCGAAGCTGACTCTCTGAGTTGGCCGAGATGATGGTCGTCGAGCCTATCCGCGTGGTCAGCATCCAGATGGTGATCCAGCTCACCAGCGCCGACTTACCAATACCGCGACCGGATGAGACGGCCAAGCGCAGGGTTTCAAAATCAATCTTGCCGTTGTTGCTTTTGATGTGGTCGGCGATCTGTTGCAAGACCTCGCGCTGCCATTTGCGTGGGCCTTGGAAGTGCTCAAGCGGCGTGCCCTTGCTGCCCCACGGGAAGGCGTACATCACGAACGCCAGTGGGTTGTCCTTGATCGCGGGAGCCCACAGCCGGGCCATCAACGTCTGTTCGTCCTGCGCGGAGTAGATGGTGGTCTGCATATTACAAGTCAATCACGCCTAACAGCCACACGATCAAGAGCCAGACCAGTATCCAAATGAGTATGTTCACGTTTGACCTCCACATCGATGACGTCTTGGGCGCGTTGCTCGGCTTCTCTGAGCGCGCCGAGGATGCTGATCTGCTGGTTGACGTCGACCTGGACCTGCTGCTTGGCCACCCAGTCGTGCTGGTGTTTGAGGATTTCCAGCGCTGCCTTGGCGTCGCCCTCTCGCGCGGCGGCGTGCAGCACTTGAGACATCTCCATCTCGCCGTCGGCTTTGCCCTTTTGCACGGCCATCTGCGCCAGTGGGTCCAGCTCGCACAACTGCCGGAACTCTTCAGGACGCATCCCTGCGGCCAAAGCCAGCGTGTCGCCCTTCAAGCCCAACTTGGCGGCGTCGTAGATGCGGTTGAGGCGCGCCTCTGTGGCCTCGATCTTGCGGATTGTTAGTGGTAGCGACTTGAACAAGCTGAACTCCTTGCCGCTCTATGGCGTAAGGCATTGTAGCTTGATGCAAAAAATTTTGAAAAATAAAAAATTGTTTGCGGGTCATACGCTCCAGCTGACCGGTCCGCCCGGCCCTACCCCCTCCCCCTCAAAGCCCGAAGCTCCAAGCTGACGGCAAACTGACAAACTGGTTAGCGGCTACTAACTTACGGCAGCGCGGCGGCGTGGGTGATCGTGGGTCATGCCCACAGCGGTCGGTGGTCGACCAGCCATCATGCAGCCGGTCAGCCGGTGGCCATCAGCCGTGGGTCATTGTGGGTGATTGTGGGCCACCGTTTTTTGATGGCTCACAACTACCCACAGTCTGAACGCGGGGAGTGGGTGCAGAAGGCCTCCGAACTGCTTACACACGGTTTGTGGGTCACTGTGGGTCATTGTGGCGGCACTTTTAAGTCGGCGCGGCTCGACGGTATTACAAACGCGGCCCAAATCCTAATGTAATACTTAGAAGACCCTTTAGACCCTAAACTCTACTACCCACAACCACCCACAACCAGCCCCAAGCCTTATTTCATGCGGCCTCTAGCGTGGGTCATGTTTTCACCCCCCTATACCCACCCGACCACCCACAACACCCACAAATGTTAGCGCCCACTCACTGGCGCAAAAAAACCTGTTCGCTCATGCGATCGCGCTGTTACATATTTATTTGCGTTGAGGTGTTGACAAGTGTAAAAACATCCTTTACGCTATGGCTTGCCGAAAGGCGCAGACGAACTACCTGGAGCAAACACCATGACCGACATCATCAACATGACCGCCGTTTTCAACAGCCTCGACAGCCGCAAAGCCGAGGCGCAGGCGACTATTGCCAAGTACAGCGCCGCCGATCAAGCCGAGGCAAGCCGCATCGCCTCGGTGTACGACAACTGCGCCAAAGACTCCGTTAAGCACCTCTGCGCCACCGCCGCCATCCTGCGCGATCAGTTCACGCCGCAGCCCGACACCCCCAACATCCTCACTACCTCCGATGGCTATATGTACACACAACAGCCGAACGGCTGGTTTACTGACGGCGACACCGAATTCGACGCCAACAACACCGACATCTTCGGTCTGCTGTGGCAAGCCGTTGATGGTATCTACTGCGCAGACGGTGACGGCCTTGTGACTGTCGAGTCTGACGAATATGGCTATTGGTACGTCAACGACCAAGGCGAGCCGGTCGCCGAGTTCGACAACCTCCGCGCCGCGCTGATGTGCGCACAGTCCACCCTCGCCGACAGCTACCCCGCCGTCTACGAGTCCAACGTTCAATAAGGAGCCCACACCATGAAATACACCGTTGAATCCGCGCGCCCCGCCGCCGGTTGGATTGTCACCGATGCTGACGGCAATTCTCATCAGTTCGCCAAGCTGTGGTTGGCGTTGGGCTGGATTGAAAAACAACTGAGAGGTTGAACCATGAAACCCGACCACAAACTCACCTACATCGATATGCACCCGCAAGCCATCGAGCCGCGCAAGACCAGCTTCTCTGACGTGTGCGCGGCGCTCATCTTCGCGGGTCTGGTCGCCCTGCCCTTCGTGCTGTACTTTGCCTTCGTAATGAAACCCTGACCCCATCAACCCACAGGAGAAATACCATGACAGACAACACCTACAACGGCTGGACGAACTATCAGACGTGGGTCGTCAATCTTTGGCTGACCAATGACAGCGGTAGTGATGGGCGCCTACGCGAGATGGCCCGCGATTGCCTGACCCATTTAGATGGGAATATGGATGATGCGACGTGGGAGTTGGCAAAGCGCATTGAAGAAGATCACGACGAATTCATGCCCGAGACAACGGGTGTTTATGCTGACCTGCTCAATCATGCCCTCGGCTGCGTTAACTGGGGAGAGATTGCCCGGCACATCATTAGCGAGGAATACGACGAATGGCGCGAGGACAACCCTGAAGAAGAACTCGCCACAGACGAAACCCGCGCGTATGGCCCCCACGCTTAAGGAGCAAACCATGATCGACTTGATGCAACTTTCCGCCAGTGAGGCCGAGCGCCTGGCTTACGCTGAAGGATTTACAGGGACGGCTGAACTCTTTGCCCGTCTGTCTGAGGCTGAACACACCGTCGCCCGATATGAGGCGGCGCTTGAAGCGATCGCAGACGGCGGACGTCTGGGGACGATGACCGCCAAACAGTGCGCGGCTGCCGCCCGTGAGGTGCTGCCATGAAGTACACCGAACACGACTACATCGAGGCGGGGTACAGGGTCGAGAAGGCCAAGACCCCTAGCGCCTACACCGCCGAGACCCAGCGCATCCGCGTGATGCTGGAATCCGAAACCATTGAAGACCAGACCGAGGCGCGGCGACTGATCGCGCAAGGCATCGAGGAGGCCCGGAAATGAGCAAGCGTCAATATCTGAAGTTCTGTATGCAACAAAAGCTCGACTGGCTGTATTGGTGCGCCACCAACCCCAGCAAATACATGCGGCCCATTCATGTCGCTTTAGTCCGTATTGCCATCCGCCGCTTGGAGGCCCGGAAATGACATACCCACGCACTGAATCATGGCGCGACGACTTCGACCTGGAGCCGAACACCCACCCGACCATCGCTTACGCCTTGCAAGCCATGCGGACGGCTCACGCCGCGCGGATGGCCAATGAACGGCTATGGCCCTTCCCCACCCAGCTCATCCCACCAGACCGCAAGACACCCCCGCCACGCCACGCAGACGCTGAGGAGGCCCCGCTATGATCGCATTAGCCGCCGCCTCTGTTGCGCTACTGCTGGCGCTGGTGTTCAACCTCTAGGGGTCACCCTACCCACCAACAAAAACGGCCCTTACGGGCCGCTTTTATTTGACCAGCCGCATCATGGGGGTCGGTGTTTCTACCAGATCGCGCAGCTCTGATTTTGAGCGGTTGACCATATCAGGAGCGCAGAAAATATGCTTTTTCGTGCTGTGGGCGCGTGATTTGAGCAGCCCCATGTCCACCCAGCCAGCCTCACGGAAGGCGTGCAGGAGCGCCGCCACGGGCAATTTCATGCCCGAGGGGGCCTGACCCGTCAGACGGTCGCAGACAGCCTGCCACGGGCCACCGAGCACGCCAGCGGAGAACTCACCCAGCCGCGCACGCATCATCTCGACCAAGAACGACTCAGCGCCGCTCATGCCCGACTCGACCATGATGGCCTTGGCCTCTGTCATCATCGGGACGGCGCCGGGGTTGAACTTAGAAACGTCGTATGAGGAAAGCCAACAGGCAATTTGCTCAAAGCCGCCGGCCTTATACCAAGCCCAGAGCCGCGCGGCCGTAGACTCCGGCAGGCGCTCGGCCTCGCTCCAAACGACGAACCAGCGCCGATCGTCAGACGGCAAGCTGATAGCGGCGCGCTCGTTAGAGAACGCCAAGACAAATATTCGATTGAGCGCGTCGTACGGATGCAAGCCCTTACGGTTGACGGGTAGAAGCTCAGGCGGAGCCGCGATAATAGGCTTGAGCTGATTCTCTAATGCGCGGCGATCCTTGGCCTCAGCCTGGCGCAGCTCGTTAATGACCATGATTTCCGCCTCGAGCGCGTAACCCCACTGGCTCGACAACTCCTCGTTGCGGACGATCGACACGTTTACGTTAAGAGGCCCGCCAACAGCCCATAGGAACGGCGCCCAGAGGGTATCTTTGCCAGAGCCAGGACGCCCGGCGTGTAATATGGCGTGATTTATTTTTATATTCGGATGCTGGACTTTGTAGGCCATCACATTTAGGACATGAGCGCGCTCGGCGGCGTCGGGAATCATGTGCTCTAAGTGCTCAAGCCACGGCGTCACGTCGCCGCCACCGCTCACGACGGGGCGCGCGTTGCGCCAGCGGTTGCCGTACACAAGCCCAGCGCGCGAGACGAGGATGCTCTCGCCGGCGGCGTAAGTGACGCCGACCAATGAGTGCGCGCCCTTCTCTTGGCGGTGCTCATCGAAGCAAATGGACGCCTCGATAGCTCGGCCGGTGCGTATGGATTTAGAGGGAACGTGACGGAAAAGTGCGTTGAACGTCCCGCGCGAGATTTCGCGACGCTCGACCATATCAAAATACGCGTCATCGTCCTGCAGATAGGCGAAGCGCTCGAACCACTCAGCTTTGGTCAGACGCCCCAGCTCGCGCCGGCGTACCTCGTCGATGACTTGCTGCGCGGCGTCAGGATACGCCTCGGTGGGTGTAATCTTGGCGAGCGCCGACTCCAT